TCAGGTGGGACTTCATTGCAAGGATATAAGACAACAACCTATGACAGGTTGTGTCAAGTTTTAGGTCCACCAACATTTACAAGTGCAGACCCATATGACAAGGTCAATTGTGAGTGGTACTTAGATACTAAATGGTATGATGCAAACAATGTCGATGAGATTGACTATGACGACTGGAACTATGAGACAGTCACAATTTATAATTGGAAAGACGGTAGAATTCCTACTGAAGAGTATCAATGGCATGTTGGTGGTAAATCAATATGGGCAACAGATGTTGTTGACATGATACTTGATAATTTCAATAGAAACGGTGAGAACCATAACGGAGAAAGATATGTCGCTTAATTACGAAAGTGCAAAATTAATTGCACAACAAACGGATGGTAAATTATCAGCAGATGATGTTATCAATCTAGCAACTTACGGAACAACCAATGCACAAGACATGAACCCTTTTCAAGGTGACATGTTTGAAGATGAGTGTATGTGTGGGGTCAAAGATTGTCCTGATGCATATGCACATATGACGAGTGGGTGTTAGTATGGAAATAGGATTTTTAGGAGGCACCTTACTATGCATCATTATGTTTAGTATGGTTTTTGTAGGGTTGCATTTAAACAAACCTTTTCCTTGGGAGAAAAATGATGAGTGAATCTTATAGAGCATTTTTAGTCGGCATGGGATTCGGTGCATTACTGATGTTTATCATGTTATTACCTAGTCTTGTTCATGCCTCTGATGAGAATGGTGAGAATATTTGTCTTGCAAAAAACATTTACTTTGAGGCAGGTAATCAACCACTTGCAGGTAAAGTTGCAGTTGCACAAGTTGTTCTTAATAGAATGGAACATAGTGCATATGCAGATGATGTTTGTGGTGTCGTGTATGATGCACAGTACAGAGAGAACTGGAAAGGCAATTTAGTTCCTATTAGAGACAGATGCCAGTTCAGTTGGTATTGCGATGGCAAATCAGACGAACCTTTAGACACTGATACATTTTACGAATCTTATATAATTGCACAAGATGTTCTTATGGGTAAATATCCAGATATTACAGAGGGTGCAACACATTACCACAACTTATGGGTTGAACCATATTGGGCAGATACCTTAAACGAAACAGTTCAAATAACACATCACATATTTTACAAATGAAAAAAGAAAAAGTATCAACACTAACCCACACAACTAGAGAAGTTGCAATAGACTTTTTAAGGTGGAGAGAAGAACAAAAAAACAAATCAATGATAGGACACAATGGTTGTCCAGATGATGATAAAGGAGTAAATTATGACTAAGAGAACTAAAACTAAAATAACAAATGCAATGTTGACTGTACTTAAAATAGTCTCCACAGTATTTGTATTTGTGGGTCTTACACTTGCAATGAGTGGGAACTTTCACATGGAGATTTATAGTCTATCAACGATAATGATTGGTTGTTTAGGATATATGATTCATAGTTTTAAGACAAATGACCACATGATTCTATTGATTAGTGTTGCAGGTTTTACACTTGCAGGAAATCTATTCTTAGGTACCGATACTGCAATACTGATTGCAGACCAATATGGTATTGCACTAACAGAAGAACAAGGGTGGTTTGCACAATACGGTAATGTATTAGTTAGTATTATTAAGGAGTTAGTATAATGTATGATAAACCAATTGAACAACATAGAGAGTTTCTCTTAAACACGGACTATATTAATAATGGTGTTCAACATCGTTATAAGTTCAATAATGATTATGGTGCTTCAGTAGTAAAACACGATTTCAGTTATGGTGGTAAGAATGGATTATGGGAACTTGCAGTCTTAGATTTTACGGTTGACAAATCAGGTGAAATAACTTATCATACTCCTATAACACAAGATGTTGTTGGACACCTTGCATGGAATAATGTAGAATCTATTCTACAAGAAATTAAAGAACTATGAACTTATTTTATCTACACGAAGAACCCGAAGTCAGTGCAAAACTACATTGTGATAAACATGTAGTTAAAATGATTATCGAGTATGCACAAATGTTATCCACCGCACATAGAATGTTAGACGGTGAACAATACACTGATGCATCTAGTGGTCGTAGAATTCAAAGGTGGAGATTAGATTACGATAGAGAAGATATCTTATACAAGGCATCACATATCAATCATCCGTCTACAAGGTGGGTTAGAGAGAATGCAATTCAATATCAATATGCGTTCGATATGTTTACTGCATTGTGTGATGAGTACACATACAGATATGAGAGAGAACACCTAACTGATACTAAACTCAGAAACATTCTTAATTGTTTACCTGATAATATTACATTGGGTACTTGGTCAGAACCACCTCAATGTATGCCGGAAGATGTCAAAGTTCCAGGAAACTCTATTGAGGCATATCATAAATACTACCGCGAATACAAAAAAGATTTCGCAAAGTGGACTCAACGAGATATTCCACAATTTATGATGAGTTAATTATGCCTCTATATGATTTTTTAAATAATGAAACAAGTGAGATTGAAGAACATTCAATGTCATATACTAAACTTGACCAGTTCAAGTTAGACAACCCACACCTCAAACAAGTAATATTAGGAACACCAAGTATTGTCGGTGGTCATGGAGATAGAGTTAAGACAGACCAAGGATTTAAAGATGTTCTGAATAAGATTGCATCTGGTCACAAACTCTCACCAATGGCAGATAAAATTTCTGGTGTTCAAACTGCAAAAGATATTAAGACCAGAGAGATAGTCAATAAACATGTTGACATTCAAACCAAAAACAGACTATCCAAAACAAAGAAATAGGTGTATAATGTATAAACAAATGCAAAATTTTATAGAAATAACAGATTTAGAAAATCTACAAGCAAAGACCGTAAGTGAAGACGGTAAAAGAATGTATCAGTTCGAGGGCATGGAAGAAAAGTATCCTTCAGTCACAACAGTCACAGGTCTTTTAAATAGGGAACACATCAAACTCTGGAGAAAACGAGTAGGTGAAGAGACTGCAAACAAGATTACAGCATCAGCAACAAAACGAGGAACAAACTTCCACCAATTAGTAGAAGACTATCTTCGTGCTGAAAAAGATATTATTATAGAGAATGATTTACAACGAGGCATGTTCAATGCAATGCAACCTGTATTAGATGAAATCATACCTCTTGCTTTAGAGGCACCTTTGTTCTCACCAAATCTGCAAATGGCAGGTCGTGTTGATTGTGTCGGTATCTTTGATGAACAATTATGTATTATAGATTTTAAAACGAGTGGTAAGTATAAAGAAGAGTACATGGCAAAACCATGGTTTATTCAAATGACTGCATATGCACTTATGGTAGAAGAGTTAACAGGACAAGCAATACAAGAATGTGTTGCTCTAGTTGCAGTAGAAGGTCTTAATGCATTTCAATTATTCACATGTAATCCTTTAGACTACATTGACGAGTTAGTTGATTTAAGAAAACGATACAGAAACATATACGGAGTATAAAATGGGAATTAGATTTATAGAAAACGAATGGCATCAAACTAAGATTGCTAATCAAAAGGAAGTTGAAACAGAAATGTTAACAGAGATTGGAGTCACAGAAGAAGAGTTCATGTCTTTCCTTGAAGATGAGATTGAAGAACTTTCAGACGATAAACAAAATGCAATCAATGACCTTATTATTGATTTAGATACACTTGACTCATACGAAGATATGTGGACTATGAGAAAAGGTGGTTTCGATACAACTTACGAAGTTGGAGAAATTTAGATGATATCAAAAAAAGAATTTACAGAAAAAGTAGAGAAACTATGTCGTTATGGCAAGTCAGATGTAATGTCTGCTATACTTAAAGTATGTGAACAAAACATGTTAGAACCTGAAAGTGCTAAAAGACTTCTATCTCCACCCTTAAAGGAGAAGTTAGAAGCAGAGGCAACAGGTTTAAATATGGTAAATCGTGGAACTAATAGTCAAGCAACCTTATCAGGTTTCTTTGACACTAAAAAATAATAGGAGATATTATGAAGAAAGGAGATGTAGTCACAGTTGTGACTTTCACAGGAGAGTATGTAGGGGAACTTGCAAAGACTGAACCATTAACTCTTAAAAATCCGAAAATGATTGTTAAGAATCCAGAAGGTGGTATGGGGTTTGCTAAAGGAGTCGCAGTGACAGGAAAAGAAAATCCTGAATCTATGGTTGTACAAACTTATGTATTCGTATCAGAGTGTAATGAAATGGTTGCAGAGGCACATCAAACTGCTGTTGCAAACACTGGTAAAGAAGAATCAGTAATTCAAACACCACCTGAAAAGAAAATCATTACTTAATGACGAGTCGTGAAGGATATGATGCATACACTTTATACCTTGGTATAAAATTACACTTCTATTCTAACGACTATGACTTTGTTAAGTATAATGGCAAAGTCAAAGCAGATATAAAGTCCTTTCTCAAACGAAAGGATAAGTATCATTTCGGTAAACTGTTTAGAACATATAAACACGAACTACAAGATTTCTATATTGCAAACCTTTCTAAAAAGGATTTGTGGGCAGGAGACCTATTGAGTGATGAGTGTGTTAAAGTTTACAAAGAATGGAAAAAGAATAATCAAAAGTTATCTTATCTGTTCGAAACTGAAGTAAACGATTTACTTCGTAAAAAGAATATTCAGAAGGTGTTAGAAGTTAAGAACGGACAACACCCTATTCTTTTAAAAGAGTTTATGGCAAAGAAAGTATCTTTAGAGACACTCTGTATTATGGATGAGATTATAGGATTTACTAAAGATTGGGATAGATTAATATCAGAGAGAATAATATATCCTGGAATTCATGTCAAAATAAACAAATACAAATCATTCGTGGAATTCAACCGAGTGAAATACAAATCATTATTAATAGATTTGTGTGAGTAGTACCAATTTTGGGTATAAATATACCCAGGACTTTATAAGTTTTACAGAAAACCTGGTTGACAGGACACTATGTAGGTCTTATAATGGACTAGTCAGTGCATAGGTTTGTACTGATTGATAAAATGCAAATACAATGTTATACGAATACAATAGGAGAATACAATGTCAGCATCATTAGATAAGCTCAGAGCGGCCATGGAAACCGCATCACCAGCTCAAGGTGAGAAAAAATCCTACAATGACGATACTATGTGGAAACCAGAACTTGATAAATCAGGTAATGGTTATGCAGTAGTTCGTTTTTTACCAACTCCAGAAGGCGAAGAAATGCCGTGGGTTTCATATTGGGACCATGGTTTTCAAGGACCTGGTGGGTGGTATATTGAGAAGTCTTTAACGACTCTTAATAAAAAAGACCCTGTGTCTGA